GGGATAAGCAGAAGGCCGTCGCTGAGATGGAGGAAGCACCGTTATGACCGAGCTAACATTTGTTGTAGTGAGTTTTGCATTCATTTGTGCATTGATGAATGCAGGTCTAGTGGTATTTTTAATGTGGCTGATTTACAGGAGCATGAACAATGATTGAATTTACACTTACGGAGATAGTCCTATTGGCATGGGCGGGCATTGCCACGGGCATGGCACTGCACTATTGGGAGGAAGATAGGAACCACAGGAGATTTGTGACTACCTTGATTGAGAACAAGGGGTTGCGAGAAGAGTTTTATAGCAAGATTGATAAACACATTGAGGAGCACAAAGAATGTTAAATAGTATAAAACAACTAATAGGTATAGAAACGCAAGACGCAGTAATTGCACGAAGACCCAACGAATTACGCACAGACACCAACGTGAAGTTTGGTGTAATTCAAGCGTTGAATGGCAAGATCATTGAGATCAGTACGTACAAGCCCAACCATAATGGGCCTGACTGGACACACCAATGCTATATCGTAAAAGACGGAGAGACGCTAGCAGAAGCTATGGCGACTGTGATTACGATGAAAGGACTAGAGCAATGAAGAAATGGGACGGATTCGACGGAGCGATCCTTGGGCCAGCGAACATTTGGAATGGCAATACTAGAGTAGAGGTATTGGTTTACGATGGCGATGCTATGCGAGATATTTTGATGAAGCGTGACTCCATGAGCATGGAAGATGCACGTGAGTTCATTGAATACAATCTTGAGGGGGCCTACATTGGTGAGGATACACCTGTCATCGTATGGACAAATGATTTATATTGGGAGGAGGAAGAATGATATTCGACCGTATCGACGAGTTGAAGACTGGAATAGAAAAGAAAAAGCATGGGCGAGGTCTTGGTAAGAAGCCTGCGCTCAAGCACTTGAGTTTGCGACTACCAGTGGAGGTGCACGAGTTTTTTGATAAGCGCTACCCCTACACGAAGCAAGCCAAGATCAGAGAAATTCTTACTAATTTTGTTAAACAGGAGAAAACCAAATGAAAAGTAGAGCACAAATCGTACGTGAGTACATGGAAGCAAATCCCAAAGCTACAACTGCGGAGATAGCCAAGAAGTGCAAGGTCACGACTCAATACGTGTACCAAGTCAAGTCTGGCGAGAAGAAAAGGTTATCTAAAAAAATAGAAGAGCATATGGATAATATCAATGCTATGAACAGAGAACTTGTGTACAAGGAGCGTTTGAGCAGAGCCAAATTAAAGATGCAAGCATCATTCGATAGGGAACCACCTACCATTACGATGGAAGAGCCAAAAACCGACAACGTCAATCACCCACCGCATTACAAGACTGGCGGTATTGAGACTATCGACTTCATTGAAGCGAAAGAGCTAGGCTATCACTTGGGTAATGTTGTCAAGTACGTTACTAGAGCCAAGCACAAGGGCAATGAACTTGAAGACCTTAAGAAAGCACAATGGTATTTAGAACGTGCTATTATGAAGCTACACATTTGAAGCGGGTTGCTTAAATCACGTGTAAGGAAACCTTGCAGATGCGAACTTATACGTGCTACGTACGTTCCCGCTTTTAAGATTTTTGACGTACGTAGACCTTTCCAACCATGAGGGGGGCATGGAATCTGCATAACCCCCCACCATAATATTTGTTATCGCTACCTATATTTACTCTTGACAAAGTCTAATGCGCATTTATAATCTGGCGCATGGCACAAACCCCCGAAGCAAAAGTTAAAAAGCAGATCAAGGCTATTCTTGAGAAGCATGGTGTGTACTACGCTATGCCGATTGGATCAGGCTTTGGTAACGCAGGAGTTCCCGACTTCTTGTGTTGTGTGAACGGCAAGTTCTTGGCGATCGAAGCCAAGGCGGGGAACAATCAACCGACTGCATTACAAATAAAAAATCTCAACGAGATCACTAGAGCGGGAGGGCAGTCACTTGTTGCCAACGAGAACAGTATGGCTGTTTTAGAAACTGTAATTAAAAACTTAAAAGGAACTAATGATGAGTGAAATATCAGCAGGAGTGCAAGCATTGGTAAGCAGGATGGGGTCTCACCCCGAAGAATTCTTTGACCCCAAAGAGAATAGCGAGTGGGCTTTCATTTACAAAGAAACATTTAGAGACGTGATGACGGAGCCTGAGAAGGCCGCCATTCACACTGCGCTTAAGGCAGTACGCAGAAAAGAGTTTGAGTCCAAAGTATTAAAACAGATTCTCCGTGCGGACGTACAAGATAGCGTACCACCCAACGCTTCCCTAGCATACAAGATGTTGACAACGGAGGGATCATGGAAGTAATCTCCCCAATGGTGACGATGCTCGCCGAGCGTATGCGCACGAATCCCGAAGACTTTGTTAATGACAACCCAACAGGACGTATGCTCGGCGATAATAATCTCCCTAAGTTTTATGAGATCGCACAAATACTTTCTGATATGGTTGCTGACCCCAAAGTAAAATACTATTGGTTTCTTAGCGATACCGAAAAGGAAATGCTGATAGATGCGTACCGTAATCTATGCCGAAAGCGTTTTGAAGACAAGTGTATGGAGAGGTTACTTGGGGATAATGAAGAACACAAAGGCCTCGCTTTAAGCCCCACTATTATCAGAGCGCAAGGTAGGTATCAAACAACTCCTTGGATAGACCCAAGAATACACCTCAATAGTACGCAAATTGAGTACTGCGCAAAATACGGTATTGACCCCGAATCATATGCAAAACTAATGGCAACAACACATATATGAGCATAATTACAATTGACTTTGAAACTTTTTACTCTAAGGATTTCAGTCTGACCAAGATGACAACCGAGGAGTACGTGAGGAGCGAGCAGTTTGAGGTGATCGGTGTAGCAGTGCAAGTGGACGATGGTGAGCCCAAGTGGTTCACTGGAAACATGAGCATGACGAAACTCTTTCTCGATAGCTTTGAGATGCACAAGCACATGGTGCTAGCCCACAATGCTCAGTTCGACGGGGCCATATTGAGTTGGCTATTCGATATTAGACCGAAGAAGTGGTTGGATACGCTGAGCATGGCACGAGCTATTCACGGTACTGAAGTAGGCGGTAGCTTGAAGAAGCTGGCTGAACACTACGATGTCGGGGTCAAAGGCGAGGAAGTGGTCAATGCACTGGGGTTGCGCCGAGAGGATTTTCCCGCCGACCAACTGGCACGCTACGGTGAATATTGCCGAAACGACGTGGCGCTAACTTATGCTATCTTTAACCTGATGATGCAGGACTTCCCAACGTTTGAGCTAAGCCTGATTGATCAGACCTTGCGTATGTTCACCGAGCCAGTATTGGTGTTGTCCGCAGACTATTTGCATACCCATTTACTTACAGTTCGCCTACACAAAGAAAACCTGTTGCAGAATTTTGATAAAGATATCTTGATGAGCAACCCCAAGTTTGCCGAGTTACTTATTGAACACGGCATCGAGCCCCCAATGAAGACGAGTCTTGCCACAGGTAAGCAGACGTTTGCGTTTTCTAAAAATGACGAAGCGTTCAAAGAGTTGCTTGAGCATGACGACCCGCAGGTGCAAGCTCTAGTGGCAGCGAGGTTAGGCACTAAGTCTACGCTAGAAGAAACAAGGACTGCTCGGTTTCTGGACATGTCAATGCGTGGGCCAATGCCAGTTCCCCTAAGATACTATGCCGCCCACACAGGTCGATGGGGCGGTGATGACAAAATCAATCTACAAAATCTGCCCCGTCAATCTCCCATCAAACGTGCGATCTTAGCCCCTGAAGGTTATTTGTTGGTCGACTCAGATTCATCTCAAATTGAAGCAAGAACTCTAGCATGGCTAGCTGAACAAAACGATTTAGTGGAGGCATTTGAAAATGGACAAGACGTATACAAGATCATGGCATCTGCTATCTATGCTAAAGGAGAAGCAGAAATCACAAAAGACGAGAGGTTCGTTGGTAAGACGACGATTCTCGGTGCTGGGTACGGCATGGGGGCGACTAAGTTTAAAGCGCAACTTAAAACGTTTGGCGTGGAGATTGAAGAGGCGGAATCAAAAAGAATTATTACGACGTATCGAGAAACGTACCCGTCTATTGTTGAATTATGGAGACAAGGGGCAATAGCCCTCAAAGCCATCATGAACAATGAAACTACCAAGCTAGGCCGAGAGGGAGTCCTCATGGTCGACGGCAAGAAAGGCATCAAGTTGCCTAATGGTTTATACCTACGCTACCCCAATCTGAGAGTGCAGACCACCAACGGTAAAGATGAACTTGTTTACGATAACAAGAAGGGCCGGATGTCTGTGCCAACTAGAATATACGGTGGTAAGGTGATTGAAAATGTGTGTCAAGCTCTAGCCCGCATCGTGATCGGTGAGCAGATGCTGATGATTGCTAAAAAGTACAAAGTCGCCATGACAGTGCATGATGCCATTATGTGCGTAGTACCAAAACATCAGGTAGTTCCGGGTCAAGAATACGTGGAGATGTGTATGCGTATGCGACCCAGTTGGGCATTGGGCTTACCTTTGAACTGCGAATCAGGCACAGGAATTTCTTATGGGGATTGCTGATGCGTGTACTTTGGAAGTACATCAATAAGCGCACAAGAGACGTACATTTTTCATGGGAAAGATGGAGCCGAGGCGATGCTTATGGCTTTTGGGAATTTAGGATACCACCGGAGGAATAATGAGTTTAGTATGGTCGTTCAGTAGCCTTAAGACATTTCAACAATGTCCTAAGAAGTATTACCACTTAAAGGTAGCTAAGGATGTTAAAGATACAACAGGTGAAGCGGCGCTGTACGGTACAGAGATGCACCTAGCGGCAGAGGAGTATATCCGTGACGGTAAAGACTTACCGCCAAAGTTTGAGTATCTGCGTTCTTCACTAGACAGATTGAACGCTATTGAGGGAGACAAATATTGCGAAGTAGAGCTTGGTTTGACGAAGAACTTAGAAGAGTGCACTTTCGATGCTCCGAATGTGTGGTGGCATGGGGTGGCCGACCTAGTGATTATCAATCGGAAGTCGGGGACGTGCTATTCGATAGATTACAAGACATCAAAGAATGCGAGATATGCGGACGTGACGCAAC